AAAGCCTCCCTGACGGGATCGCCAAGCTTCGCTGTATTGGCTTTAGCCGGATTCAGATCCAGCGATGAAGCGTTACTGGATGAAAAGCCGCCCAGCTCTGGTTTAGGGGCAAAGAATAATGCATAGGCCGTAGACGCAATGGATACGGCCACCGAAACCCACGCGGCAATTTCAAGACCCGTGCCATAAGGAATGGGATATATCCGCACGTCACTGTCTGGCCGCAACAAACATAACGGCCATTCCGCCGGAGGGACTGCCTGGCCGTTCAGCTCGATCACGACAGGATGAGTTTTATCCTGTGAATAGCTCGGGACATTTCTGCTCATCCACTCATGCAGCGTCAGCACACCATGCTCGTGCGTTTCAAGGGGTTCACCCGGTAGCCGGGACGGGTAAAACTTTATCGTCATTGCCAGAACTCCACGCGGTTAAAGCGACGGATAAATCGCGACAGTGGCAGAAACGTAACCCCCGGGCCTGGATTGCATTCCGCGACCTGCAGCTGGTTATCGAGCATCACAACGATCCCGACATGGGAAACTGTTGAGCCCGAATAGCAAGCCACTCCGGCACCTTCACAGGGTTCACAACGTTTCAGCGAAAGCATCAGCTTTCTCGCTTCCCGGTCGAGGCCCCCGCCATCTTTGGTCACACCTGCAAAATCCGGCCATTCAGGTAGCCCCAGGTCGCGACGTATCTCATTCACAATGCCGAAGCAGTCGAGCTGCGGATATACGCGCCCGCCCTTCAGCCAGGTGACTGAACGGTATTTATCAGGGTTAAACATATTTGCCTCAGATTAGTAACGTAAGCCCGGATGCTCGGCGAGGTTGTAACGTTTACGGGGCCAGGCTGTTTTGAGGACATTCATATAGCCTGCCGTGACCTGAACTGCTGTCGGGGTCCAGGAGCCGGATTTGATATCGAGCGTATACGGTGATGATGCCGGAGAAGACAGATCGGATGAAATGTACCGCCGGAATGTCAGCGTGGCTGATTTCATTTCATCCAGAATTTTATCGATCGCCTCAGAAACCCTTCCGTCAATATTGCTGATAGCAAACTTTAAATCCTGTGTCCCGTCGGCGTTCCTGGCTGGTAAGGCGATATCTATCGCGCTGGCCCCAAACGTCACCGGCTGACCATTTTCCAGCGTCACTGAAACGTCATCCCAGCCACTGGTTAGCCAGTAGTTATCATCTCCTGCCGATATCTGCAGCGTATCGTGAATAACCTCCGATCCGCTGCTGGCATATAGCCGCTCAAGAATTGTCATGCTTCGGCCACTCTCTGTTTAGCGCAATATCCAGTAACGACTGGCCCGCCAGCCATTCCGGGTAATTCCCCCAGCCAGAAGGCGGTAACGGGCGTTCCCATAATTCCAGCGTTGCGCTGTACTGCCAGTATTTTGGCGCGACCAGCGTCGGCCCTTCGTAAATATCCACGAACCTGGCTTTATAGGGCTTTACCCCGATGGGAGTCTGGAGTTTCAGATAGAACCAGGACTGGCCATCTTTAAGCGCATCCCTGAAAAACGCCTCAAACACCTGCGCCAGAGCATCAGTTTTAAAAATCCATTTAACTGATGCCTGGGTGGGTGTTGAGGTATATCGCCTTCGTTGTTGAGCGCGACCGGACGTCATCTCCGTTCGCAGTAAAGGTGATATGGGCTTAAACCCGTACCCGTCCATAAGCGGCATGGGCAGGTATTCATCCGGGTAGAAAATATCTGCCATGAATATTCCCTCCGGGCAGGTTATCGTGGTTTTTTGGACTGTAGATTGGAGTAAATAGCCCGGCCGAATTTCTTCTGTGGATTATCTACCTCTGCGGTTAAGGTGTTAATTATCCGCTGTTCAAGAGCGTTATTTCTTCGCTCAACAGCCTGCATCGTTATGTCATCCGGTTTGCCGGTGAACGTGCTTCGTGCGTCCACGCTAACAGCTATCCGTGGCTGCGCCTGAATCTGATTTGCTGCGTTCTGCACCGCCGGAGACTCTCGACCAACCGCACGAACCCCCAGCGAGCCATCAGCGCCACGGGTAAGCGGCATGATGGCTTCCGGCCCGGCCTCGCCGAATACACCCGCCCCTTTCGCAAACGCAAAATATTGGGGAGTGCTGTAAACACCATTGCTGTAGGCAGAAAGTGACGGAGAATCGTAAACGCCTCCGAGAGCGTTGAATGAAAAATTAGCCCCCGCGCTTTGAATAGCGGTACCACTACTTGCCGCACCGCTGGCACCGCCAAAAAGACTACCGAACAACCCACCCGCTCCGCCGCCAAATGACGCCATAATCGCTTTGGTGATTAACGCCTGTGTTGCCATCTGGATCAGCGTCTTAATCACCGTTTCGCCCAGGGAAGAGAAAATATTTGACATCCCATCTTTAAAAGAAGCAGCGCCTGTCAGGACGTTTGTCAGGTTGTTGGAGATAGAGTTAGTGGTGGCATCCAGAATCTCGCTGGTTGCAGTGGCAGCCATTGAACTCAGATCAGAAGCCTGATCGGCATAGTTCATCAGGGAATCGCTGATCCCGGCCCGCCAGTCTGACTGCTGTTCATCGGTTTTTTTGTAATACTCCTCCTGAATATCCAGGCGTTCGGCAAGCGCTGTTTTAAGCGCTTCCGATTGCTTTTTATACAGGTCTTCGGAAATCTGCCCACGACTGAAATCACGCTGCAAGTCACGCTGCTGCCTGAGAAAATCAGCACGAATATCCGCCATTTCCTTCATTCGGTCACGGGCTTTATCCCCCTGTCCCGCGCCGAGGAAATCGATATTCCCCCTTTCCCGGGCGGCAGCATTACTGTCGGCCAGACCTTCGCGGAATGTTTTTAACTGTTCAGCGATATTTTTCTGATCAATAAGCGCCGCATTGTGCAGCAACGTTTCCTTTTTGGATTTTTCAAGCGAAGATAATTCCCCCTGAGTAACC